TCTCAAGTTGTGTCTTCGACTCGTGCTTAACTTCCAATATGTCTACATATAAAAAACCTAGTAGAGGAAGTAACACTGCTATTAATATACAAGCTGCTATCCATCCCATTATGTCCTCCCCCAATTCTTTATGAGGAGGAACCACATCCAAAGGTACACGATAAATATCATTGTTGCGGCTAGGTAGATTAGCTTTGCTTGGAAGTTTCTTTGTTTTTCCCTTCGTAGCCATAGCCTATATCTTTCTTTAGCCTCTTCTTTAAGTCTGGCTCCTTCTTGTTCTTCCTGTATAACCTCACGCATTTCAAACACTGAACTGTATAAAGCTCCCATTTCAGGAGGACTCTGATACACCATTGTTTCTCTAATCGTTATCTCCAATTCAGCCATCTGTTGCTGTGCCATCACTCTCTTTAAGGCAGCTTCCATGTGGTTCTGATTTGGATCGTATACGTTCCTTGACTTATCTTCTTCTTCTCTTATGTGTGCAGCTAGTTGTTCTTGTAGTTTAAAAAACTCTGTTAGGTTTTTGACGATGTCAACTTTAACTTGAGTTTCGTCAACAGCAACATACTTAGTCTTCTTAGGCTTAGCCACAGGCTGAACAGCTTGAGGCTTAGGCTTGCTACCAAAGAAGGCAAGAAGCTGGCCCCAAAATCCATACACCTCTTTGCCAATACCAACAACTTCGTCAACAGTGCTCTTAATCTCAACGAAAGACTCTTTAGCTTGTTTGTAAAGCTCACAGCCAGCTTGGATGTTTTTGACAAGACCTGCCGCAAGTAGACAAAGGCTGATTGGATCAATTTTAAACTCCTAAAAGTTTCTTAAAAAACTCAGCAGCAACGCCGGGGCCAAACAATACAGCCACAATGACAGCATACAAAAGATATTCAATCTTTGTCATACGCTTGTCGCCTTCTTCAAAAGACTTCTTAATGGCCTCATATCGCTGAGCACACACTTCTTCATGTGTCATCAGCTTAGCCTCTGTTTCAGAGATGAATTTGTTTTCTACTTCCATTACCAAGGCACTCCTGTGGCAGTAACTGGATTCTTCTTCAGTTCAATCTGAGCCTCTAGAGCCGCTTCTGTTGCGTCCTTATCCACACCATTAGCCCAAATCCAACCAAGGACTTGTTCTTGTGTCAGGTCGGCATAGGCTACTGTGGGAGTGCCATCAGACCATGAGCAAGTGGCGTAGATAGAGGCTGAATGCTCTCCATCTACTGCTGTGGCTTGCCAGTGGGCAGTGGTTACAAAGCCATCAGAGGTTTGACGGTCAAGTTGGGAGATTGTCCAAGTGGTGGTCATGGTTTATGCTCCTTCCAATGCTGTGATTCGGGTTTCAAGTTGTTCAATTCGTGCCATAGCTTCTTGCAATGCTTTTACTGCTTTCATGTATAAAATTGAATACTTAACAGTTTTCATTCCATCTTTAACATCTTCATCAACTAGGCCGGGGCTGACCTGTTCAACTTGTTGAGCAATTACACCAAGCATCCAAGGATTTTCTGCGTCAGAAAATTGCTCTGATTTCATTTGGAATTTAACAACCTCAATATTTTTAATGTCGTTCCACTGAGTGCTTGCGGGTGTAATTCCTTGTTTTAAACGAGCGTCTGAAAAACCAGCATACGAGTTAGTGCGTGATTTAACATTACCTTCCGAAGTAACTTCAAACTTTGTTTCGTTTGCTGTTGAATAGCTTGAATAAAACAATGCAAGAGAGATACCCGCACCAGTTGTTCCGTTGTTTAGTAAATAGCCGGCAGTTGTAGCTCCGCCATAGATATAAGTACCAGTTACAGTGCTTGGTGAGTTGCTTGTAGCCCCCACCAGAAAGTTACCGCTGGAGTCGATACGGGCACGTTCTATGCTGTTGGTATATAAGCGCATTGCGCCGTTGACATCATTCAGGATATAAAGGTCAGTACCATCTGTGAAGAACTCAGCTTTTACTGCATCGCCAACTTTCAAAGCGGAAACAGCGGATGATGCGCCGTTTATTTCTAATACACCTCTACCAGACGAAGAAAGAGCAGATGTTGTAGTCCCCAAGAGCAAATTCCCACTCGCATCCAGAGTCATTGCTTGGGTGAAGCTGATTGCGCCTCCTGCTGTGCCAGTGGCGGCGTTGAACCATTTGTGTGTACCGCTTTCTTGACGGTATAGCGCAGACAATCCATTTGCGGCATACAGATGACTAGAGCCGTTAAATACAGCATTGCTACCAATATCAAAGATAGTTGAAGTAAATGCTTGGACATATCCAGAAGTCATTACAAATGCTTTACCACCTCCCCAAGAGGCACTAGGCGTAACACCAAGACCCATGTTGCCAGCACTATCAAGACGCATGGCCTCAGTTCCACCTTCAGCAAAAGCAATAGTGTCAGCCGCAGGGAAGAAGATGCCTGTGTTGGTGTCGCCAGTAGTGGTGATAGCAGGGGCAGAAACAGTGCCAGCCTGTACAGTTGTGACACCTGTAGCACTCAGCGTGGTGAATGCGCCAGCAGCAGCCGTATTAGCACCAACAATACCATCAAAGTTGGCTGCGTTAATTCTTCCGCTTACCCCTAAACCACCTGTGATTACAGCAGTACCTGTAGTTGTAGATGTGCTTGCTGTACCAGCAGTAAAGGTTGTTGCACCATTACTTGTTAGTGTGGTGAATGCACCAGCAGCCGCAGAAGCACCACCGATAGCTGTACCGTCTATCGTGCCACCGTTGATGTCGGTAGTGGTCAGCACAGACGAGGCCAGCGTCACAACCCCAGTGGAATTCGCAATAGAACCCGCCGCCGTGCCGTCAAGAGCTTTTAGGTTAGTCACTTCAAGGTTGGTCGTGTCAACTAAAGGAGAGATAACTGATGTACCAAAATATCCTGTACGTGGTCGAGTTGCACCAGATGCACCAATGTCGTAGGTGTTGTCAGTAAAGATCAGATTGCTGGCTAGTGTGCCATTCACAGTGACGGCATCAGCAGAAGCATCGCCAAGAGTGACTGCACCGGAAAAAGTGGCAGCAGCAGCACCAAGAGTGCCTGTCAATGTTGGACTAGCAGACATAACCACATTGCCTGTGCCTGTAATGGCATTGCTTACCAACCCTTTAGAAGCGTCAGTGAAGACAGCTTGTGAAGCTGTTAATGAAGATAAGACTGGCTGTGCTGTTAATGTAGCTACACCAGTGACAGCTAGTGTGCCAGAAGCCGTTATATTTGCAAATCCTGCTGTCCCTGTCAGTGTAGGAGAGGCTGATAACACCATATTACCAGTGCCTGTTACAGCATTGCTTAATGTAACGCCACCATATGTTAGGGCCGCTGACAAAGTGGTGGCTCCAGTGACAGCTAGTGTGCCACCAATAGAAGCATTACCAGCTAAATAAAAGTCTTTAAATTTAAGAGAACTTGTACCTAAATCAACAGTGTTTGTGGTTTTAACACCAAGCACAGATGAAGAAATTGTCACATCTTGGGCAGGGCCAAGGGCAAGAATGGGAGCACCCTCTCCAGCAGTGCCATCATGATTGTGGCCTGTAGAAGAATTAAAGGCAGCTTGAATACCATCAAACTCCCCATCTAAATCAGCAGCATTAATAACATTACCATCTGCAATGTTGTTAATAGTGTCTACTCTTGTATATCCAGCCATGTTATTTCCTTAATAAATGCCTAACAGTTTTACCACATTATCGTCTGTCATGCGTGGAATATTCCAGCGTTGCAGCGTCTAATGAAAAAGGAGGGTCTGTACCTTCCGATACAAATTGCAATGAAACAGAAAAGCCTGAACCAATTGTTTGTGTTTGAAAGAGCTTTTTCAGCTTTGTTCCATATTTTGTTGTTCCATACTTAGCAGTGCTTGTTCCATAGAAACCAACACTACCACTATTTACATTAGACAACGTGATGGTTTCTGGTTGAATGCTTCCAAAATCATCAAAGTCTAGTTTTAAATTAACTGACATATTTACAGAGCCTTGAGGATCTGTATATAAAAACATCTTATAAAAAGTTTTTCTAACTCGTGGATCATTAACTGGAACATATGGAGTGGCAAAGCTAGCTACAATGTTACCACCGTCAAAACTATTACCACTTTCCATTTGATACACATACCCATCAGCATGAGCAAATACAATGGTTTCTGTTTGATTTATATAATTGCTATCTGCCACATAAGCTTTAATGCCCACTGTCTCAGCCCAAGCTATTGCGCTAGTATTATCTCCAGCCACCTGTGTGCCTAAAATGCCTTTAGCATTGTCTGCTGTAACAGAAGCATTATACCCTAACAATCTATATTGCGACTTCTGTTTAATAACAACACTAGCAAAACTACTGCTAGAAGAGATGAGTGCAGTTGATTCTGCTTGAATAGGCTTAGACACCACACCTAAGTTGAAGTCTCCAGTTCTATCTGTTGCACTCAGAAGTCTCAGCCCTTCAGGGCCTAAGAACATAATGTCTCCGCTTACTTCTTGTATGGTGTCACTAGCTACACAACCAACATTTCTTGTAATTGGCTGAAGATTAAAATCTGCTATGGTGTTTCCAACAAGTTGACTAATACTTCTTTCAGTAAAAATAATTAAAATTTCTCTAAATACAATAATGCCTGTTATAACAGCGCCAACGTTAATTACACCTGCTCCGTTAGCAATTGTAAAATCATTATCTGTAAAAGGAGCAGAAAAAATAAGCTTGTCTTCGTTTACAAAAAACAATTGATTTTTATGGAACACAACAAAGTCAGCACCAAGCAAGTCTGCATTGACATCTAAACGTAAAAACGTAGTATCGTCCCACACAAAAGGATAGTTTGTTCCATCTACACCAACAATTTTATCAATGCTATTACTTCTATACTTAGTAGTTCTAACTTTAATGCCACTACTATAATTAACAGAGAGCCAAGTGACGGCTGCATTATCAGCAGGGCTACTAGCTAAAGCAGGGTTGATGGCTAATGTAGCACCGCCGCTTGTAACAGTGGCATCTGCTGTGACAGTGTATATTTTCTCTACACCAGCAACAGTGAAGGTATCTCCCGCTTTGGGAACATCTGTCAAGCCATCTACTATTAAGCTGCTTCCTGTTTGACTGCCTCCGTTAACCAACACTGTGCCATACGAAGGAACATTAATCTTTGTCCAGCCACTGCCTGTAGATTTATAAATGTCATTGTTTCTACAAGCAACTACAGTTTGTTCCCATGCCGCCACACCTTTCATAATGCCTGTATGAGAAGTGAAAGTTACAGCAGCTTTATCAGCAGGGCTGCTAGCCATAGATGCTGTCAGTGTTAGCGTCACTCTCTTGTTTGTGCTATCAAAAGAAACACCAGCACTAGCCACTGTATATGTGCCTGTGACACCAGCAATGGTGAGAGTGTCTCCAGCAACAGGAGCAGTGTAGATGTTTCCTAAGATGAGAGTTGTTCCTGTTTGTCCACTACCATGTACTTTAGGTAGGCCATAAGCTGGGACAAAGGCACTGTCATACTTATCAAAACCTTCAATTCTTCTATATCCACCATCAGTGGAAGGCTCAAAGTTTTTTAATAGACGAGCACTACCCGGAGCATTAATACCTTGCTGTAAAGGAGACAAGTTAGAGACAAGTCCACCCTTAAATTCAAAAGCATATGTTTGCCAAGCGTCTGCCATCAACTCACCCTATCGCCAAAAGCAGTGGCTTTAGATGGAACAATCATGCCAGAGCGCATATATGAATAACGATTGACCAACATGGTACGCATGCGTTTCACACCTTCTTCAAATTTACCTTTAGCCAAAGTAGCTGCTTGCTCATTGCTTCTAAACAAATAAGCATAGTGCATAGCACCATCAATAATTACATGTCTAAATCTTTCTGGGATAGAAGGAACATCTGTATACGAAGACAAATCTACAGGTATTCTGTAGTATTCATAATAGACAGTGTATGCTTCTCTAGGAGCAGGAACAACACCAAACTCTAAGCTAGGAGCATGAAACACAAAAGAAGGAACATCTCGCTTGCTTGTGTCTGTTGTATATTCTTGATCAATGTATCTAGACAAGTAATCTTCATACGCAAGAATAGTTAGCTTCTGTGTTTTGTTGTTAAAGGTTGTGTTCTCTTCAATACGAAAAGTATCAAAGTCGATGGTGTTGGCATCAGTGGGGAACGCATAACGAATGGTTCCTGCTGTCAGTGTTTCTTCTGCCAACACATGATTGAAAGGCCACTCATGGTGGATGTGGTTGATATCTCTAATGGCAGCATTCACTGCGTCTTTATTATGGGCATAGAAGCCTACAGCAGATGAGAAATTACTGGAAGTAAGCTCAACTTCATTAAGTCTTCTGTTCACTTCATTAACTAGATCAAGAAAATTATATGCCATTATTGTTCCTTAATTCTCAATCTAATAACACGCTCAGCCACATTACCACTGCTGTCAGACATATTGCAATAAATTTTATATTCAGTGTTGTTAGTGCCTAAGCCTAAATTAATTGTAGCCACTCCACCACTAATAGTTTGAGCAACATTTTGTAAACCATTAACAGTGTTACTTGCGGGTAAAGCTGTCTTTACTCCAAAAGAGTTATCCACAAACCAAGCCACAGTTGAAATGGTAGCACCATTAAGCCATCTAGACCAGTCAACGCTGTAGTCTAGAGTTTCATCTGGGTCTTTATTAGGCCATCTAAATGACATATTATTCCTTAAGCCACTAATACACTTCTATCAGATGAAGAAGGTTTTCTATATGTATATATCTTTCTTGGAAGTTCTTCTACACTTGATGTTCGTGTAGCCGTTGTAGACTTCCCTTCAACATAAACAACTCTATTATCTTTCATCACCATCACTGTACGTTCTTTAGCAGTGGACTTAGCTTTAACATACACTGTTCTATTTCTATCATATAAGGCTGCAACAGCATTATAATTGAAAACAACAGTGGTAATTGTAACACCACCAACACTACCTATTCCAAATACACCATCAAAAGTGGGCTGTGCATTCTCAAATATAGAAACACTACCAACACTTCCTGTAGCAAACACACCAGTTGTAGCATAAACACTCTGTGCCTTTGCCTCAGCAATTCCTAAACTAGTTGTTGCTTCGTAACCAGAAACGCTGGTATTAGAAGAAGCAGCAACTACAATACTGCCTACACTTCCTGTTGCTTCAAGACCATCAACAGGTATCCTGTTAATACTTCTTACATCAACAACACCTATTGCTGTTGTAGCTTCACTTCCTGTTAGGAGGGTTGTTGCATCCCCGCTTACAGAAAGGCTTCCAACAGCGGTAGAAGCAACATTTCCTGTTGGTAATACCGTGGCCTTAGCCAAGACAATTACGCTGCCTACAGCGCCTGTAGAGGCCACCCCTGAGGGTGTAAATCTACAGCCTAAACTGAAGGTGAAATTAGTGCCAACATTACCTGTGGCTGATACACCAACCACACTAGTTACAGCTACACCAACAACACCAACACTACCAACAGCAGCGGGAGATACTAAACTAACAACTACGTGGTTAGCATCCCCACTTATTACAACACCACTATCACTAGTGGCTACTGCCTGAACACCGTCTGGCGTATAAGCAACATTGCTTTTACCATATCTATCTACACCATAGACACCTATGCCGTAGATAGCGCCAGAGCGTACAGTTGTAGCCATGTAGCTACTCCTTAAGCAATTCTAATGATAGCGTTGCTTGCGTCTGCTGTAGGAAATTGAACAACAAAGTCACCGTTGGTAGAAGTCTTATCTCCACCAAAAGAAATGACAGCCACTGCATTAGTAGTAGCTGACCCACCATCAGTGGTGGTGTTATAGATGAGAGCGCCAGCAGCAGTGATGGTGGCACTAGGCCATGTTGCATCAGCAAAGTCTACAAAGGCTGTAGTGCCGCTAGAGGTTGGATCAATGTTTGTTAGTGTTGTACCACCAGCAGTATAGCCAGTGCCTACAACTTCATTGGAAGACGAGTAGTCTGTTGTTGCAGCATCGAGAGATGCCGAAGAAGTGTATAAAGCAATTTTAAAAGTATGACCAGAAGTAGCATTAAAATCATGCTTTCTTTCCAGAAGTTCTTTTTTAAAGCTTGTACAAAGAGCAGATGTGATAGCCATTACAAGGTCTTTCGTTATAAACAAAAAAAAGGGGCAACCTCTTATGGAAGCTGCCCCTTGGTTTAATTAGCTATTAAGCCAATTGTTCACGGTCTACAGAGGCAGGGCCAACACGACCATTCAGGTCAACCAAGACGGCCCATACACGAATAGTACCAGCAGACACTGCTGTGGTAGAAGTTGCGATGAGAACGTCCAAGGTGTCAGCACTAGAGCCAATAACGACAGGCTGGAAAGCAGCAGCGTTTTGAGCGTAAGCACCAACAGCAGTGGCAGCAGCAAGAGTAGCGCCATCAACGAAGACATCGGCATCCACACCTGTAATACCAACGTCCAAGGTCACATCACCAGTGATGGTGGCAGTGACTTCGTAGCCAGCGTTGAGAATCAAAGTCTCAGCAGGAATATCCAACACTTCCAACACATCGGCTGCTGCAAGAGCAGAGCCTTTGGTTGTGGTGGCAGTAGCAAAGTTGAGAGTTGCCTCAACTACATAAGGTGCGCTACGGAGAGCACCACTTGGATGGGTAGCGGCATTAATACCACTCGAAACGTCAACAGTAGCCATTTATGTTCTCCTTAAGCAGCGTTATATTTAGCAGTGACGATACCTTCTGGACGCAAAATCTTGCGACCATAGAGGTGCATACCACGCACGATGTCAGCAAAGCTATCTGGGTCACGATAGGTTTCTGTCTTGGTGATTTGCTGAGCGGTTGCCACAGCAGAATCATGACCAGCAACGATCACACCGAAGTTGGTGTTCTGGTTGGCAGTACCAGTAGTACCTGCGCCAGTACCAACCTTAGGCAGGTTGTTAGACACATAGATCTTGAAACCATGCAGGTTGTTGATGATCAAACCATTTTGCAAGCCAGAGCCACCAAAATCGCTGTTCAACAAACGGCTGTCTTCGTCTTTCAACATTTCGATGAAGACGGGATCAACCACCAACCAACGACCATTGGTGTCAACAAACTGTTGATCCAACAAGCGACCCATACGAGCAATCACCATCAAAGGAGAAGCTGTAGCGGTAGGCAGAGCAGTAGCGCCGGGCAAACGAGCAGCCAAAGGAATTGAGTGATCGCCAGCAGAGCCAGTGGTAATGTTACCAAAGTCACCCTTCTTCAATACCATGCTAGCCAACAGTTCGTTAGAACCGGCTTCAGACAAAGCTTTAGTACCGGGGAAAGTGGTACGAGCAGTACCGGCTTGGGTATGCTTGGCAGACTGTTGGAAGCCAGACAAGTAGCCCAATACGTCTTGGTCATACTGGTCACGCAAGCGATAAGCTGCACGATCAGATGCCATCTGCATGAAGTTTACGTGGGAATGAGCGGCTTCGATGTCGTCAATCTTG